GGTAGCCAACTTTAACAAAACCAACTGACGTTGTAATAACCCTGGGTACCAAGGCTTTCATTTGCAATTTGAAAGTGGGATGTTGCTCTTGCATAAAATAGTCAAATAACATCTCCATACATTGTGCAACCTTATCCATCTGGCGATGCTCAACCTTCACTTTTGCATGATCATCAACAATTGCCTTTTCCTGGGCATTCGGCTCCTGTCCCTGCATACTTGCCTTTGCAAGTCCAGAAAGTGCCTTCTTCATGCTATCTTCTTCCCCATCCCAGACTGTGTGATCCATCCGCTTCCGTCTTTGGGCCACGGGTTTGGGATTTTTTGCGTAGAGAGCAGAAGTTCTTTGGTGAACGTGTCTTTGGAGGATATTAGCAACGTATTTTTCATCATCCCAATTGCCCCCGGAATATCCCTTAGAGACTGCATCCATATCGGTTGCCATCTGCTTGAACGCCTTGGAATGGTATTCTTTAGCTTCTCTTGTCCGTTCAATTAAAAGACTTACAAGTGCTTCCCTGCGTAGCGTTGGTTCGGTATCTTCCTCTTCAACAACTTCTACTGAAACTGCCTGTTCAATTTGAAATTCTGGTTGAATTGCCATTTAAAATCCTGATGATATTGATTGCTTTTGTCTTGCATCTAAATCTGATTGCCACCTCACCCAAGCTAGTGTTTTAAATTTTGGGAAAAGATTTTCCCTTGATTTTACTGTTGGCGAATGTAATTGTCCTAATCCCATTCCGATCCATGACAGAGTATCTACGAAATCATCATGGCGGCTGTTTGGAAATTTTAAAACCTCATCTACTGCCTTACCGCTCCAAGGACTGACTTTTGGAAAGAAAACCTTCTTCATTGCCATTCGTCCAATAATCGACTGCGCCCTTTGAACCTTATTCGCTACTGGTGTTACTTCTTCGATCCTGCAATGAGTGGAAGTTTCATACATCCGCTTACGCAGGAACGGCCCAATTGCCTTTGTAATGTGACCTTTCTCTGCCCACCAGATCAGGGGTTTGTGGCGTTTCATCAATTCAATCATTGCCTTGACAACAACATCTGAAGGCTGCCTTGCCCACCAGCAATCAATGAGATAAATGTCTTCGTGGCCATCAACTCCAACAACCAAAAGACAGGTTAGATCGTGCCTTGTCTTGTCAATACCCACAGCATGATCAGAAGCAGCATAAATCCTTAAATTCTGTGGAAGGTTCCTTTTTTCATAATATTGTATATTCTCTCTCTGGAATAAATCGCCATCTTCTGGACTTGGCTGTTGCTGGTAAAGTGCAGAAAAACCCCTTGGGTCTAAATTCCGTGCTTCTTCCAGAAACTTCTTATTAAATCTTTCCGGCCACAAGACCTCGCCTTCTTTCCGTTTTAGGGGATCATTGTCTCCAGCAAATGCTGGCAAATTAATGACCTTCCACCGACTGCACTCTTCTTCTGTAAAGCACGGATTCATTGGATCAGTTAATCTTCCTACCAAATCGTCTTCGTGCCAGCGTGTAGATACAATCACAACCTTTGACCTTTCAGTCATCAGGCGAGTCATAAAAACCTGTGTAAACCATGACCAAAGATTCTCTCGGAGCGTTGGCGACATAGCTTCCACGCTGTCTTTAATCGGATCATCGCAAACGAGCATATCTCCTCCACGACCTGTAATAGAACCACCCCTACCAACAAAAACCGACATACCTCCGTCATCAGTCTGAATCCTACTTTTAGAAGCACCACCTTGACGGAACTTAAAGTCAGGGAAGACCTGTCTAAATTGCGAAGATTCCATAATTGATCTGCAATCTGATCCAAAATCTTGTGCAAAATCCTCATTATATGTACTAAAAATTATAGATTTATATGGATTTTTACCCATTAACCAGGGGATGAATCTTCTGCTGATCATCTCCGATTTTCCATGTCTTGGAGGCAGGGTAACTATCAGCCTCTTTATCTTACCCTTCTGTACTTTTTCTAATGCCAGAGCTATTGCCCTATGATGCTGGGCATCCTCAAATATTGACTTCTCAATATTATTTGGATCAGATACAGTTGGCATTGTGAATTTAATAAACTTGAGAAATTCAGTCTTACACTCCAACGCCAATTTTTGACGCTTTGCTGCTTGAAGTTGCCTGTTAATTTGATCTAATTTCCCTAATTCCTCTGCCACCTTTTTCCATTCTAGTGATGCCAACCTTTTTTCTCACCTGTACGATACTACCCCTATACCCGTCCGGGGTTCTATAAGACAATAAAGTAACCACTTCCATATCCTGCTTCCACCTGAAATAACCCTTTATCAAATACTAATACTCTCAGTTTTTGGGTTACAAACCCTGATCAATCTGTAGCCCATCTCTCTACTCTCATTATCATTGAGATTATTTATATCTTTTTGGGGGTGACTCATTCTCATCTCGTCCACATAACAGTCACAAATCGTCCCTATCTGGTCTGGATGGGCATAAGGGACTTTCAATTTGAAATTCTGGAAACAGAAGGCCCACATTGACCGAAGATCGTTGGTTGGATAATCGCCATGATACTTTGTCTTTATCTGCATAGTTGGTTGACAACTTAAAGTCAGGAGCAAAATCACAGACAAGACCACTTTCCAGAGTAAGTTCAATTTGCAAGTCATTATTATCTTCCATCACACTTTTTTGAACGATAAGGTGGTTCTAGTTCTACGCATTGCCAGTATGGACGGACATGGTTTCTGTTCTTTTCAAGAGTGCCTCTGTATGGTTTTTCATCAACCCAAAATCCAAACCGCCCTGGTTCTACTGAACATCCTGAGATTAGGAGCAAGAGTAATATCCATTTCAGTATGTCCATATTGCAGGTTGATTGAATGGCGAAGCCATTGAAGAATCACGGGAATCAACGTGTAAAAATCTTGATTTTCTGTTACCACGGAAATTTAGCCCCAAGCCTGTGAACCCAATATTTTGGGCCAGTTTGACCAAATGCAGAACTTTGCTGGTATTTATGTGTCCAGTCAAAATGTCACAAGCACGTCCAAAAGTGTGTATTCCTGCTTTCGTTTTTAAACTTGATATGTCCTGATTATGCAACTGGCAACGTCTTCCGCTGCTTATTCTAAATGCAAATCCTGCCTGTTCTCTAAGTTCCTGCAACATCCTCATAAACTCATCATTCATTTCGTCCTGACGGCAATTATATGAACATCTGCATTGCATTTCCTCGGTCGAAAAATTAGGTGTGATAAGCATAGATATCCCTCCAATTACAAATTTACAAAATGTTCTCCGGAGCAAAATAGGACTAAATTAGTGCTATTTACTACGCTGGGCCTCAAACGCCTCCAAAATTTTATCGTCTAATTTATTGGACGATTTGGAGACAGCGTAGCGGAGCAATTCAAAAATTATAGTCTCAATCATCTTCTGTGTAAAAAAAGATGTTATGATGGCTTTAATTGTTCCTGTCAATATCGGTACTAAAAATGGCACTTTATTTACCTCCGTTGTTCCTGACTAATAAGTGTCTGAATTGATCCAAGGCATTGGTATTTGCGTCCAAGGATTTAGCCATATTATTCAATGCTTGGTTACTGTGTTCTGCTAATTGAAAAATGCGCTCATCATTATCTGCATCCTGTTTTTGGAATGACTCTCGCTCACGCTGACTCCAAATATCTTTTTTAAAGATGTAGTAAAAAGAGGCTGCACAAACGACACTTGGTACGCCCACCGTCTTCAGTATTTCAATCCATTCTTCCATGCCCATACAATGTCTTTTTGTAATTGTTGTGTTATCTTCCTTGTAATTCCGGAGTTATACTTCTAATTTTCATTAGTAATTCTTACGCTACATATCTAATTATTACTATTCCTGAACCACCATCACCACCATCACCATAAGACCAATGACCTCCACCGCCTCCTGCTCCTGTATTGGCTCCTGCATCACAACCATAAGCGTCATATCCTAGACCACCAGCCGTTCCTGAATTTATTGCACTACCACCTCCAGCTCCTGAAGTATTTCCTGAT